TATCTTCAAACTCACGCCGTACTGCTTTAAGTGGTGCAGCCTTTGCTTCTGCTGCTCTTGCTGCAGCCTTTGGGCCAACACGAAGTGTTACTCCAACCTTGCCAGCTTCTTTACCGATCTTGATAAGACCAACACCCGGAACATAAGTCAATGGGTCTGCTGCTAGGTTAAGAACGAATCCAGAGACTGCTTGGAATGTACGAGCTGCCTTTGTATCTGGATCTTCAAAGAGTGTCTGTGTAAGTCCTGAAGCATATGTCCAAGGAACATTGCCCTTCATCTTTGGGCCAGCAGCAATCTGTGACTTAAGAAGAGCCTTACCTACTGCAGAGTTACGATCTACTCCAAGGAATCCTGTTCCGAGATCTACTTTACCTGTAGTAACTAATGACTTTAATGCCTGACCTGATTGGGTTTCATCCCATGTGTTAAATAAAGTTGGGGCTCGACCGGCTGCAATGTTACGGAAAGATGATTCAAGCAACTCGAATGGAGTTGTAAGTGCCATAAACGCAGTACGAGTCAGAGGTGCAAGGAAGTCTGCAGGGGAACCCTTAGTGGTTTTACCCTGTTCCTTGATCTTAGCCGCTGCTTGAATAGCAGCATTGCGTTGTGTATCTAAGTAAGACTCAGAATCCAATGTCGCTGCTGCATTAGCAGTAGCACCATATGGTGTAGCACCTGCTTTAGCCAACGCTAAAACTGTGCCTGCACCTGCTGCTGGATATGTCTTAGCAAGTGTAGATACCTGCTTAGCAAATTGTGGGTTTAAGTACTTTGCTTCTTGGGCTTTACGCCAAGCATCGTACTCTGGTGTTCCGGCTGTCGGAACTGCGAATGGGTTCTCTGCCACTAAGCACGACCCTCTGCTTTAAGTCTTTGTGCAAGACGGGTCATATCAGGGTCAGGGAATCGAGAGGCAAGAGCCATGATGAGCTTTGCTGTTTCGTCCTGAGCCTGCGGTGGCATTGGGAGAATTGATGAGTCACGACCCGGGCCCCAGTCAGCACCTTCGGTGATTTCTGCATCTCGGTTTGGGTTTGGCTCTTCAAAGTTGGTACGAGGTGCTGGTGTTCCACCACCCATGGTTCCCATGGATACTGGTGTTCCCTCTGATGCAGCCAATGGTACTGCTGTCTGCATGTTATACATTTCTTGTCCTGCTCCGTACTGATCTGCAGGAATCTGCATTGCAGCCTGACGACCTGTGTATCCGTCAGGTGTGGAGTAAACGCCGGGCCCTGAAACCTTAATGCCTTCAGCCATTGTGCTTCTCCATCTTCTCAATATCTTTCATTAGTTCATCATGCAAGTAAACTTTCTTCGCTTCGTTTACTCGATGTGAATGAATAATTCTTGCTACACCATCAAAGAAATCCATGAATGAATAACTTATATTAAACATCAATGCAGTAGTGGCATAGATGTAATCAATCTTTTTAGCAGGACGAGCTAGTGCAAAACGATCTTCTGATTCGTCAATACAGTTCTGACACATAGCCCGTCCTCTCTAAATTACTTAGCCTTCTTGCCGCCTGCTGATGCTGGCTTGCCCGGCATACCTAACTTCTGCATTGCTGACTTACCTGATGCTGACATCTTTCCCATGATTGGGCCAAGAACTGGAGCCGAAGCCACAGCACCCTTTTTTACTCCGAACATATCGTTCTCCTTTGTGATTAAGCAGCTCCGCCAAGAGCTGCCATTAGTTGTGCCATTGCTGGCTGTCCACCACCGGGTTGGCCCTGTGGGGAAATAGAACCTGCAGCCGGGGCCGCTCCCGGAATCCCAGAAGGGGATTGCGAAGCACCGGGGGCCATCTCAGTCGCTGCAGGTTGTACCGGAGGAGTGAACGCCTTAGCGATAACACTCTCCAATGATTCACCTTTTTGACGACCTTCGAGGATCATTGCTAACTTAGCAACTGCATCTGATGGGTCTCCACCTTGTGATGCGATCATCGGGATCGTTGTAGCAAACTGTGAGATGGCAACACGAAGAGCATCTCGCAACTCTTCTGTATCTACCTTCTGCTCTTCTTGTGTGACATTGATGTTGAATGGAAGATTACGGCGTAGGAAGTCACGGCTAATCAACTTATCTCCACGAAGCTGCAATCCAAAGATTGCTGCACGGTTTGGATCTAGTCCTGCCATGAGTCCGTACTGCACATCTACGGTGTAATCACCGTTGATTGCTGCAGATGGTGTGTATGAAAGTTCATACGGTGTACCGTCATCGGATCCACGAATCTTCTTCTTGATATTTCCAAATACCTTCTCGTCCATCTCGAATGAGATACCGATAAGGTTGATAAAGAATCGAGCAAATACTGACTGTGCTGCCTTGATCTGCGAATCGAATCCACCCATAAGGGCTTGAACACCACGACCGGTGACAATAGATGCATCGATCTGACCAGTACGGCCTTCCGGATAACGAGATCCCATACGGAGTTCTCGTTCAAGCGACTGTGATTCAGCAAAGACTCCACCCGGAAGTTCGATAGGAACTCGGCGGATTCTCTCTGGGGTGTTAGATCGAAGCAAAGCATCTGGCCCAAGTGTGAATTCTTGGACATCTGGTGGGATAGCAATCGGTGCATTGACTGACTTCTTAGCAGCTTCTAGCTGTAGGAGTGCAAATCGTGCCTTAGCCATCTGTACTGGGATGACATCATCGAATTGTCCTCGTACCATTCCATCGACTGTAGGGCGTTCTGCCACTTCAGCAAGGATCTTACCCACCAAGTTAGGGGTATTTGATAGTACTGCGTTATCTAATTCTGGGATATAGATCGTATCTTGGTTCTTATCATGGTAACGAACTACTGAAACAGTAGCCTTTTGGTTACGATACTTACGATCAATCTGTGCTGAATACTCTGGATACTGAGCCTTTAGGCTATCTGTATCGATACCAGAGACTGAAGATACTGAGATTAGGGAACCGAAACGATCCTTCTCGTAGTAGCAACCGAATGGTGAAAGGATGCGTGTACGAGGGTTATTGGTTGCAAAGTCGTATTCAACTAGGGCTATCGCAAAGCCATAGGTGTAATAGTGATCTGCTGCCTGATACATCTGCAACTGCATATCAGATAGAGCCATGTAGTGGTTAGCAATACGGGTACGCAGTTCTGCCTTACGGCGATCTGAATCCTTTGTCATATTGCTAGAAGAGCAGTTGATTGCAGGTAGCGGAGCAGTAACCTCTGATAGGTCACGAGCTGCAATATCAATCATGTTAGCGATGAGTGGCTTAGGATACTCATCTGAGAATTGACCGAAGAAGACATCTTCCAAGCGACCTTGGCGGACGGCAAGTACATCTGCCATCTTGCGGTCACGGTCAACATGAGAGGTCTTGAGTCTCTCTACCTTTGCCGTGATTTCTAGTACTGAAAGCATGTTACTCCTTATGAGATACGGCGATCTGCGGCCCATTCATCAAGATTGATGACTTGTCTTTTCGCAGCATCTGCTCGTGTTAAGAATTCGTTCTTTACGAACTTTCCACCGTACTCACCAAATTGGCATATCTCTCTGGCTCTGATCTCGCAGAACCACATAGCCATTACTAAGTCGGTCTTGTTCTTTGTTTCCGGAGACCAAGTGATTAACTGGTCAATCAGTAACCGAATACCTTCGGTTCTATCTGATGGAAGATGTAGCAGGTTATCTCGATGGTGTTTACCGCTAGATTCCATAGTTCCGAATAGAGCAGCCATAGCTGCTACACCGAAACCGGTATCCCACTTATTACGAGTGGTGGTGTGTTCACGAAGAAGCACACCTCGGTTTGCCATCCATTGCCGTAGATTCTCATCTTGTGTCAGGTAGCCCTGAAATGCGTTACGCTCCACGATCCATTCGGACGGGTTGTATTTTTCTGTCATTGTTGTGATGAGATCACGGATCTGCTGTGGCGATGGTCTAGTAATGGTAGCCGCATCCAAGATATATCTTTTCTTACGCCTACGGTCGATTGCCATTACTACGGCCGCCGTATCACCAACGATTGCTGGGTCAAGCCCGGCAACGATAGTGAGACCTTCTGTTGTCTCGGGATGACCCGGATTACCCGGAATCAATGGCCCGATCATTCTCATGCGATCGATTGAACCTCGAACACACTCTTGGGAAAATACTGAATCTTCATCTGTGTCAGCCTGCTGATAAACCATCGACCAAGTTTTAGGATCGAGAGCCGACCTACGCATGGAAAGGTTCTCACCATCCCAACGAGGATACAAGCCATTCTCGTCTGGTTCTTCATCGCTGCCCTGCCAAGGGCGGTCTGACTTAGGCCAGAGAGTCTTCCAGTCCTTCTTGTCCTCTGCGAACTCTAGGACTGCTGGCATTGAAAGGTATGTCCATGGTGACTTCCCAGTTGGGTAGCGATCACCGTTACGGAGTTCTCTGTATAAATCTATTGAGTCAACTCGGGTGCCGAGGACTAGAAGCTTGCCGGTAGGCCCGAGACGGGTCAGGACTTCCTGTTGAATCCAACGAATGTGCTTCTCATACTCGTGAGCATTACTCATAGTCACGCAGTCATCGAGGATGATTAAGTCAGCTCTTGCACCGTAAACCTGACCACCGATACCCACCGCTTGGATAGTAGGGTCTTTCTGGTCTGAGTCACGGAGTTCGTCACCGAGATAAACTGTAGTTGCTTGCCAAGTAGCAGACTTGGACTTAAAGCCAGAACCAGCCGCATAAGCGAGCTGAAGCTTCTGCCAGCCCGGGTGGGTTAGTCGCTGTTTAATGGCGTAGATAAACTCCACGGCCTTTTGCTGAGACTTAGATACGATCATGATACGGATGTTTGGATCCATACAGATTCTAAATGTTGGGTAGTCAATCGAAGTAGTCATCGACTTGGCATGCTCAGGGGGAACATTTACTAGGACATACTGTGGGCGACCCTGTTCAAATGTCATAGACGGGTGCATCCAAGAAGGTTCATTACCTTCGAGTAGGTCAATAATGTTCTGCTGGTGAGGGAAGGTATCTGAGTCTAGGTATTCCTTGCGGAACTCGTTGAATCCCATCGTGAGGGAATCCGCACTCTGTATCCTGCCCTTAGAAGTCCGGGCAGCCCTAACCTTATCTACCGTCTCCTTGAATTCTTTATCGGTCGAGCGATAGTAGTCAAACAGCTTGTAGCTGCGACCGACCTGCATCATGGCATCTTCGACCGTACAGCCCTCTGTCAGAAGGCGTATGACCTTCGACTTGATTTTAGAGGTCTCTTCTCTTTTGCTCATAACTTCCTCTCGCGGCTTCGCCGCGTGAAAGCGAAAGATTTTCTCATTGGGTTTGAGGGTTCGATTTAGAACAGACTACTGGGCAAATACTAGGCTCTACTGTCGCCTTCGCTCTCATAGGATCGCTCCGGCTCCCTAAGAGCCGGGAGTAGTCGTCTATATTCCTTGTCGGAATATATCCTCCTACTATAGATAAGCCGGGAAATTAGGTGTTTATCCCGCATTTGGTCGTGTGACTTGTGACACATACATCTTATACGGTAAAAGTGCAGGTCAGAGTGCATGTCGCAGATCTAATTCCTATCAAAAATATTTTTACAGGTACATATATAGGGGCCCCAGCGTGGTTTATAGCACCCGGGTCATCTGTAAGGGGGGTGTGTCGGACATGGTTTAGCCGATAAGTAACATTATGTAAGCCCGATTTAGACCGATTTTCTGCAGACATGGGGGCAAGCTTGCCGGCCGGTACTAGGTACTTAATAAAGATCCGCCGATTAATAGTCGCCTAGTAATACCGGCTAGATCCGGGGCATGATCGGGGGTCATCGATAGGCCGGGCCTAAGCTCGGGCCATGCTTACCGGCTCGACATCGAGGGCCTAACCTCCCGGCCTAGATCCCGGGCCGGATCCGGTATCGATCGAGGGCCGCCGGGAATAGCTCGAGGATCTCCGGCCGGGCTTAGGTCATGCGGCCCGGTGGATCATCGAGGGGCTATCGATGGCCGGATAAATTGTCTCCCGGGATCCTTGCAATTCTGCCGGATCGGCGTATCGTTAGACATGAGATCGGGGAGGCCCGATCTTTTAACCTAGCGAATGGATCAATAAACATGAATGAATTCACTACTTATTCAACCATCGAAGAGATCGAAGCTCATCACCGATCAACCGGGGGCCATTTCTTCGATGCTGCATCTAAGAGATTTTTTAGCTCGAGGATCGGAGCCGCCGTCTATGGTGGCCGCTTCTTCATTACCTCCGAGCAATTCGATCGAGATCATTCTCCCCGGCTTTACACGATCCGCGAATGCATAAATGGCCGGATCGAGGATCTCGGAGAATTTCAACAATACGCCACCGGGGCCGCAGCTCGAGCCGCTATCCGTAAGCACCTCGAGAGAGTATCGATCGAGGCCGCAGCATGAGCCGCGATACGGTATCGATCGCCGAGGCGATCACCTTGCCGGTAGGCTCCCGGGATTATGTCGCCGGGTTTTACAATTCGCCGGCCGATAGTGTCTCGATCGTAGCTTCTAACGGTTACGCCGGGGATCCGGATCATAAGGCCGTAACCCTCGAGCTAGATCTCCGAGCTGCTCGAGGCCTTGTCCGCTTCCTTATGGATGGGATCGCAGCGATCGAGGGCAAGCGATGAGGGCCGCAGCTCGCCGGATCCTAAGCTCGCCGGTATATCGCCGCCGGTGGATCTATCTCATCGCCGGGCTCGGTTTATTCGCCGGGATCGTCTATCTATCCGGCCGCATATGGTGGACGGGCTCCGGGTATTGTCTCGGATCGATGATCGAATGCATGGGGCCACTATTATGAGCGAGGATCTAGGGAGCTTAAGGCTTACGGTGTCGATCTATTATCCGGCCGGCTCGATCCCTAACGGGGATCTAGCTCGCCGCCTTGCCGGCCTCGAATGGTGGATATCTACCCGGGAAGAATTGCCGCCGGGTAAGCTTAAGGTTATCGATCTAACGCAGCTTAAGGATTAGCCTCTCGATAAGTAGCCTCGAGGGCTCGGGCTTACCGGCTCGAGCCTCCGGGGATACCGATCGCCGGTATCAACCTAGATTAAGGATCAATTATGTCTAATTTCACCGATCAATTTATGAATGAAGCCGATCGCCGGGGCTCCGGGGATCTTGTCCGATCGATGCTCGATAGCGGCATGCTAATGGTCATCGATCTTAATTCCGGGGATACCCTCGGGGATGAAGCTAAGGCCCTACCGGCCGGGCCTCGATCTCTCATGAAGATCGCCCGGGATATCAAGGGGAGCGAATGGTATCGATCTAATAGCTCGATCTATGCTCGAGATTATATCGAAGCGATGAGCTGCTTAAATTCGATTAACGATACTTACGGGCTCGATAGTGCCGAGAGTGTTGTCCGGTACGCCTTGTCTAACCTCTCGACATGGCGAGGGGATCAAGCTCGAGCGATCAAGGCCGAGCTTAAGGATCTACTTAAGGGGGTTAAGTAATGGCCACCGTTAAGGATCTCCGAGATCTGCTCGAGGAATACGCTCCCGAGGATCAAATTATCTTTCAACTATTCACCCGGGATCATGCCACCGACTGCATCGGTGAAGAGATCAAGCCGGAGGCATGGGATCGAATGGTTAAGATCTTCGATGATAACCCGATCGATAGTGAAGCATTCGGGTTATGGGATCTACATAATCAAGCTAGGGAGGGTAAATAAATGGCCGCCGGTAAGTGCAGCGAATGCGATAAGAAGAAGAATTTATTCGATGTCGTAAAGAATGGGCAAGCTATCCGAGCATGCTCGAATTGTATAACCGATCAACTATTAACGGGATGGAGCAAATAAATGGGCCATAATCTTGCACTAGATCTGGCATCTAACCCGGATCTTACCCTCGAGAGATCTCTCTCGTATCATCTCACCGGTAATCACTATCCGCCGGTGCCTCTCTCGATGGTGGATCCATGTATCGCCGCCATAAATGCAGCTAAGTCCCGAGAGTGGAGCAAGCTTATCGATCTACCCTCCGGGATTAAGTGGAGGGGTAAGGATCAAGCTCCGGTATCGGCCCTAATCGAGGGCCATCACCTCGAATGCTTCATCGATAGCGGTGAAGAGTGAGCCGGGTCTATTGCATGGGATGCAGCTTCGGGGATAGTACGCCGGCCACGCATGAGCCGATCGGCCTAGGCCCTAAGTGTTGCTATTGTAATGAATGCGAAGAGAAGCACTAGATCGGTCTAATCATAGTGGGGCCCGGGGTATTAGCTCCGGGCCTTGCCATGGTGAGATCGCCTCGCCTAACCTAGATTAAGGATCAATATCTATGCGTAGTCTAATCAATATCCGGGAGCGGCATCCATTGCCGGATCCCGGCTCGATCTCCGGTCTCGATGTAGCTAATGCCCGGAGGATAGCGGCGGATAGTTTTGCCGCATATGGCATCAAGGTGCCGGGTTATCTCATTCGATCGGATAGTAATAAGAAGCTAAGCCTCGAGGTACCGGGTTATTACGGTATCGCCGGGCTAACGCTAACACCGGCAGCTTACGGGCCGGCTACAACATGCAAATTTTTTACGCATTGCAAGGATCTATGTGTGCTTACGCATGGCCGCGGAGCATTCGAGAGTGTGATCCGGGCAAGGTCTGCCCGGGTATCGCTGCTCATGGATCAACCCGAGGCCGCCTCGATCTTATTAGCTCACGATGTCGATCGATACTCTCGAGCATTCGGTAAGTGGGGCCTCCGATTAAATGTCGCCTCCGATCTAGCATGGGAGATCGCATCGCCATGGCTCATCGATCGAGCTATCGCCGGAGGTGCCGCCGTCTACGATTATTCGAAGCGATGGGATCGAGATCCGGAGCCTATCGCCGGCTATCGATTAACATTCTCCGCCGCCGGCCATTCGATCGAAGAGATCGCAGCTAAGGTATCAACCGGAGCGAATGTCGCCGTAGTAATGCCGATCGATAAGGGTTCACCGGTACCGGATCGATGGCATGGGATGCCGGCTATCGATGGAGATCTTCACGATCTCCGGGCCTTAGATCCTCGAGGGGTAATCGTAACGCTCCGGGCTAAGGGTAAGGCTATCCATAAGATCGGATCTAAGCTCATCTATGAGGTGGCTTCATGACTTATGGATGCGGAGCTTATACATGCGTGAGCTGCTATCCGTATACCTATCGATGCGAATGCGGCAAGGCCTATCCGGATCCGATCCCTAACGGGCAGAAGATCCCGGAGTGCATCGAATGCGGACACCTTAGCGAGGTGATGCCCTAATGCCGGCCGCCGCATTGTTTATTTTAACATTCTTCACGCTACCATTAGGGATGACTGAAGATCAACCGATCCTAGTTATGATCCCGATAGCTGCATGGATCTTAACGATAGCCGTAAGGGGTTAACATGTACCATAAATTAACGATAGCAATTCTATCTCTCGGGGCCGGCCTAATGCTGGCCCCGGGGGATCTCACGCCATCCACCGCCGAGCCTATTGTAATCACCGAGAGGATCGAGATCCCGGTAGCTTACGATCTAGGCCTCGAAGATCTCCCTTTAGCTTGGCAAAATTTGGCCAAGTGTGAATCCTCCGGCCGGCTTAATGCCGTCAGCGGCACCCGTAAACAATTCCAAGGGCTATTCCAAATCGAATACCCTCGGACTTGGGTAGCTCATGGTGGGCCAAAAGATCTACCGCCAAAAGCGGCATCGGTAAAGCAACAGTTCGAGGTAGCACTACGGATATATGTTGATCGTTTCTCTAAGCCATGGCCATATTGTGGCAAGTTCTTAAAGGAAGTATATGGTAGGTAATGCCGACAGCGGCATGCTAAGATAAATGTAGTGGACTTGATCCTCCACTCTAGGTGCTAAGGCCCTCCTTCGGGAGGGCTTTAGCTTTTATTATCGGTGCTATAAAATCCCGGGGCATTAAAGATGACAGCGGCAGACGACCACACTCGTGCCATCTGATTACCACAATCACATCGAGGAATAGATTCTTCCTCAGTCATCTTCCGTTCAATGGTGACAGCGATGCCACACCTACTGCAACTGTATTCATATGTAGCCATTAGTTGTTATAGCTTCCTCTATATTTTCTTAACTTATCTTCGGGTACACAATAGATCTCTGGTCGTTTCCAGTCTGGCTTGTCGAGGAACTCAGGTTGCATTGCATCTGCACCCCACATCCAACCCATGATCTCGTAGTTAGGCATGCCACCACGAACCAGTACGAACTTAGTCTGCGGATCAGCTCCCGGTCGTACCAGTAAGCGACCCTTCTCATGCTTAGTAAACTTAACATCTATGTTTGGCTCAATATCTACGCCGCCTTGGCCAAAGGCTCCACCCCAGTACACACCAAGGTTCTTTGCTACTGCTATCTCTGCACCACATCCATCTACATCAAGCAAAATGCGTTGCCATGGATCTAAATCACCAAGGCCACGCATCTGTTGGTTCTTCATCGTGGATACATATCGTTCTATCGCCGTGTTAACGGCCAATACAACCTCGTATCTTTCGAGAGTTATCTTTAAGCCCACGGGCTTGGCCCTCCAAGATTGTCAATGATCTTGCGAAGGGCTACCTGAATCCTTCGATCGATAGTCGAGTCGGATACATTCCACGCAATGGCTATGTCGGACAGGATCAGCGGATCCTTGCCATAGCGTTGCTCTAATAACAACTGTTCATCATCAGTAACTAATTCGTATGCAGCTCTAACATCAATGACCATACCCAAGACATTGCCACCCTCACTTGGCACCGGTGGTTTGCGTGGAGTACCGTCATCTATCTGATTGACCAGTACTGCACCTTGTGTCTCGAACTGCAGAGCTACCGGCAACAGCGTGGCTATGAGTGCTGTGTCATAGAAGAACTCATCACCCATCTGATAGCCAAGCTTGGCTGCCTTCTCCTTGCGAGCAATCTTTTCTATATGCCTACGGAATCGAGCCATGAGTTTTCGTGCAACCCACTTCGTCTCATCCTTTGAGACTGTGTATGCAGCCTCTATATCTGTCAAGAGTTGAGGCCTTTGTAGCACATAGATCTGTAGTTCTTGGACTAGATCTTCTAGATCTACATAGCCCGAGAACCTACGGTGGATGGCGTGAGCCGATGCCCGTACTAGATCTTGTACATGTTCCTCAGCTCTAGACATCTTCTCCCCATTGGTCATCCTCTATTTCAATTATCGCATCCATAATGAAGCGTGTCACAAAGTACAAGGATGTAATTACAAGAAGTGGAATCAAAAAAAATTTAGCCTTCTTCATGCTTTATTCTCCGGCCACTTGCCTCGCTGCACCATCATGGCAATGATGCAATAGTTGGCTAGATCTTTGAATGAATCCTCAATGGATTCGTGCTGAGGTGTATTGCCTGAGTCCAGTAGGTTCTTCAAGCGTTCCCACTTGTCACCCATACGAACCATCAACCCATTGAGTGGGCCACCATAGGCATTGTTGATATTGCCCGGGCCATAGTCTCGCTGCTTGGAGATCAGTAGGTTGCCAAGCTCATCGATAATATCCCATGAGTCAGCAATGAACTGATCCATCATCGGGTCTTTGGTAACTGCACCCTTATCCATAGGCCCGAAGGTGTTTGCTTTACTTCTATCACTTGGATTCCTAATGATTCTATTGAATTCCTCATTAACTCCATGTCGCTCGTACTCACTCATATCCCTAACCTTTTCCGTAGTCCTTCGATACCTTCGTCCATTACAACAGAGTTCACATCGCTACCCGGTGGGAGCGAGATTAGTTCTGCATGTTCTACCTCTTGCAATACTTTCTCTGCAAGTTCCATCCCCGGGTTAGACCCGTCCTTCTTGTCATCATTATCTGCCAGTACTAAGACTCGCTTGTATCCTCCGAAGAGTCTGTTGAAGTGTGGTCGCCACGCTTTTGCTCCCGGTACTCCGACACTTGGCAAGATCTGACTTGCAATAATACTGTCGAGTTCTCCTTCGCAGATAGCGATCGCATCTCCCGGCAACTGCAGATCCACCGCATTGAAGAGTCGAGCTGGCTGGTGCATGGGTGCCATGTATCTCGGCCCCGGTAACTCGTCCACCCTACGAAACTTAAAACCAGCAACCCCATGAACAACACGGTATGGGATAGAAAGCCATCCAATAAACTGTGCATGGGCAGGATCACAATCTACTGGAACGGTTCCGAGAAGATGGGCGTTTGCCAGATCCTTGCTGAACCCTCGTCCGTGAAGATAAGAGGCTGTCCTTTCGTCTATCTTTTGATTGTATGTCGATGCCAGATCCTTTAGCAATGTCAATCGCTCGTTCGATAGCAACACGAAATTCAACTCCTTCTCTCCACATTAGTAATGTATATGCATCTCCACCTATGCCACATGTGTGGCAATAGTAGAGTCCTGCCTTATCTCCATCGGTACTCATGACTGCTGATCTATGTGCATCCTGATGGAAGCAACACTTGACCGGCTTTGAGTATCCATCTCTTACTTCTCCCCCGTAGTGACGGATGACTGCACGGAGAAGGTCAGCATCGGCAGCCATTAGAACCGCTGTGCTGTCT